TGGCACCCGGCAGCACCGGTGCGCCGTAGGTGATGATGTCCGCGCCGGTGTTCCGGATGGCCAGCGGGGTGCGGTCGTCGGGGTCCACGCTCATGCCGCCGGTGGTGAAAATAAGCTCACAGCCTGCGTCCCTCGCTTCCAGAATGGCGGCAGTGATGCCCGCCGGGTCGTCGTCGCAGACCTTGTGGAAGACCATCTCGCAGCCGTACTCCGCCAGTTTGCCCACCAGAATGGGGGTGAACTTGTCCTCGATGCGGCCCTTGAACACCTCGCTGCCGGTGGTGATGACGGCGAACTTCTTGGGCTGCATGGGCAGCACGTTCAGGATGGGCGTGCTGCCGGCTGCCGCCTGCATGGCGTCCATCTTTTCCTGCTCGATGACCAGAGGGATGATGCGGGTGCCGGCCAGCTTCTGGCCCTTTTTCACGGGCAGGTCGCCGTGGATAGTGGCGATCATCATCTGGGGTGTGCGGTTGACGGCCAGCAGGGCGTCGCGGTCGATCTTGAGAAGGCCGTCGCAGTCGGCGATGAGTTCGATCTTGCCCTCCTTCGGCTCGGTGCCGTGGATATTTTTGCCCGCAGCAGCTTTATACAGCAGGGCGGCGGCCTCGTCCTCGTGGAGGATGCCGGGCTTCTTCTCCCAGACGTAGAGATTCTCTTTGCCGATGGAGAGCAGCACGGGGATGTCCTCAGGCTGGATGACATGGCCCTTGCGGAAGCGGGCACCCTTGAACTCGCCGGGAATGATCTGGGTAATATCGTGGCAGAGCACCTGCCCTGCCGCGTCTTCGGTGCGGATGAGTTTCATTGTGGTTTTCCTCCTTACAGCGTCGGCATCTGGGCCACGAGCCAGTCGGCCAGAGCCTGCGTTTCTTCGAGGCCGAAATCGGCATCCGGGATGTCGCCCACGACAGCCAGCGGCTGGAAGGACACCGGCGTGTCCGAGATCTCCCGGCGCACGACCTCGATCTTCGGCCAGCCGCTGTCCTTGAAGCCCTCCAAGAGGACGAGGTCGTAGCCGTGGCGCTCGAACAGGGCCAGAAGGTCCTGTTCCGTCAGGCGGAAGGCCTCGGTCAGCAGGTAGCGCTGGCCGGAGTAGACGGCCACACCCTCGGCCCCGGCCTCCCGCAGACGGTAGCTGTCAGTGCCGGGCACATCGGGGGTGAAATCGTGGCCGTCGTGCTTGATGACGCCCACTTTCAGCCCCCGGCTGCGCAGGGCAGGCAGGAGCTTTTCGAGAAGGGTCGTCTTGCCGCTGTTATGCAGGCCGCTGACGGCCAGCACCGCCGGGCGCTTCAGCTCCAGCTGCTCGGCAAGGATCTGTTTCGGTTCACTGTACAAAGAAAAGCACCTCCACTTCTTCGCCCGGGGCCACCGGGCCGCTGCCCGCAGGCAGCTCCACCAGACAGTTGCAGCCCATCATGGCCGACAGGCTGCCGGACGAATGGGCCTCGGCACTGCCCTCGCCGGGGATGGTCACACTGCCGCCCATGGCCTTGGCCCGCAGGTAGCGGGCGACCTTGCTGGGCTTGGAAAAGCCGGTGGTCAGGGTGCAGGTGGTGCGGGGGAGGAGGCAGCCCTCCTCGCAGCGTCCCGCCGCCCGCAGCAGGGCCGGGATGGCGTATTGCTCCAGCGTCGCAGCGGCGGCAAAGTCGCAGCTTAGTGGCATCTCCATTCCGACCGTCCCCGGCCACGCTGAGGGTACTACCTCGGCAGAGGATGTCTATATCGCCGGTGAAGAGGGCCCGGAGCTTATTCTCGGCGCAAAGGGCTCGGAAGTATTCCCGGCGGAAGAAACCAGCCGTATTCTGGCGGCTATCAACCAGAGCGCAGCGGAAACCAGCGGCGGAGCGGTGACACCCGAAACCGCGCCGGAGCGCGAGGGCGACCGGGAAACCGGCGGCGAAAGAAAGGTCACGCTTGAAATCAACGGCGGCGGGGCTATCACCGTAGACAAGGGAGCCGATAAGGAGAGCATCCTTGAGGTCCTTGTGGAGAACGTCAAGCCGGTGCTGATGAGCCTCATCAAGGAGGAAATTTTGGAGGAGGGAGAGCTGGCTTATGACTACTAAGAGCAAACGCCAATTATGGCTCACCTACAACGGGGAACGGGAGAAAATCCAGTTCCCCGTCCTCCCGGAAACCTTTGAGGTGAGCTTTGGCAACACAAATAAGACCGTAGACATCAGCGGTCTCGGTGAAATCGTCATTTTGCAGGACCGCGCAGCTATCGAGGTGTCTTGGGACAGCTTTTTCCCGGCGGCGAAATTCCCCGGAGTGCAGGTGGACAGCCTTACCCCGCCTAAGACGCTGCTCAAGACCCTTTGCGAGTGGAAGAACAGCGACAAACCGGCCCACATCATTCTGACGGGAACAGATGTGAATTTCTTTGCAGCCATCCAGAGCATCCAGCCGTCCGAAGAGGGCGGAGACCCGGACAGCATTTACTACAAAATCAAGCTCAAGGAATATCGGGAGGTCAAGGTCCGGCAGGTGCAGGTGAACATCACCACGAAAGTAGCGACCGTTTCCAGCCAAGCGACCCGGACCGATAACCGCGTTCAGGAAAAGACCTACACCGTGAAGCGCGGAGACTGCCTGTGGAATATTGCGAAAGCACTCCTCGGCAGCGGCAGCCGCTACACGGAAATCTACAACCTGAATAAGGACAAAATCAAGAACCCGAACCTCATTTATGCGGGGCAAGTGCTCCGCATTCCGGGGTGATGCCTATGGGAAAAATTAAGTTTCTGGTATTCAAGGATGGCGCAACCTACGACATGAGCGAGCTGGTCGGCAAGGTAACGTGGGGCGGCAGGAAAGGCTCCGCCGCCCGCTACGTTACCGTCACCCTGCTCGACGACGACGGCTGGAAACACGCCCGTTCTGGCATTGACGTAACCCGTGGAAATCAGTGTGCTTTCTACTGGGAGGGCAAAGAGCTTTTTCGCGGCATCCTCATGCAGCAGAAGCAGAGCGAGAAAAAGACCATGAGCGTCAAAGCGTATGACAACGGGATTTACCTCGCCAACAACAAAGACACATTCAATTACACCAACAAAAAGGCATCCGAGATTTTCGTCGATATTTGCAATCGGTTCCAACTGCCATATACCACGGTTGCAGACACCGGCTATGTTATCCCGGAGCTGCCGAAACCCAAAACCACCGCTCTCGATGCCATTCTGGATGCCCTGAGCCTCACTTTCAAGGCCACCGGTATCCGTTACTATGTAATGTCATCCGGCGGCAAACTGAGCCTAATCAGGCGGCGAGAGAACCTGCTCCAATGGGTCATCGAAACAGGCGTGAACCTTGAGAGCTACGACTACTCCGTGAGCATTGAGAAGATAAAAACCCGAATCAAGCTCCTGTCAAAAGAGGACACCGTCGTAGCGGAGGCGGCCAACGCGGAGCTGGAAAAGCTCATAGGTGTGTTTCAGGACATCGACAAGCCGGACGACAATATGGAACAGGCCAACATCACCGATATGGTAAAGGCCATGCTCGATGAGCAGAGTCTCCCGGACAAGAGCCTCAGCATAAGCGCGCTGGGCCTCCCGGACGTTATTTCCGGCATCGGCGTGTTCGTCACGATAAAAGAGCTCGGCATCTCGAAGAGCTTTTACATTGATGAGGACACCCACACATTCGAGGGAAACCACCACATGATGAAGCTCAAGCTGAACCTCGCCACCGATACGGACAAACCGCTCGGCAAGAGTACGGTCAGCTCCGGCGGCGGAGATTTCAAGGTCGGCGATGTTGTACAGTTCCTCGGCGGGCCGCACTACATCGCATCCACGGCCAGCAGCCCGACCAACAGCCCCAAAGCAGGACCGGCCAAAATCACCATTATTGCAAAGGGCGCGCCGCACCCGTACCACGTCATCCACACAGACAGCCAGAGCACAGTCTATGGCTGGGTGGACGGCAGCAATCTGAGCAAATAAGGAGGCGGAAAGCATGAATCCAAACGAGGCCACGAGCTTCAAGCAGCTTTTTCAGGGGATGGCCCCGGAGGGAACCACCGTAGTTAGCGGAACGGTCGTCAAAGCGAGCCCTTTGAGCATCCGCATCGAGAACGACGATAAGCTCACCGTATCGGGGAGCGTTCTCCTCGTCCCGAAATACCTCACGGACTGGACGGCGGGAGTGGATATTTCCCTCGGAAAAGGCTCAATCAACAGCATTACCAACAATGTGCTGGACCACACACATAAGTTATCCACATTTTCTATCACGGGCGCAACGATGACGGTGCATAACGCCCTGAAAGCGGGAGAGGCGGTCTACCTGTTGAAATTCAACAACGGGAAAAACTACCTCGTCCTCGATAGGGTAGCCTCGTAATGGCAGGCGTTTTTATCCCTATCCCCATCTCCGGCATTGAGGAAGAGCGGGAGGAACCGTCCCTCACCTATAAGCTCGACCTCGACGCAGGACGTATTGCGGGCAAGGTTGACGGCCTTGAGGCTATCAACCAGTTCATCCGAAAAGCCCTCATTACACCGCGATTTCACTGCCTGATTTACGATAACCAGTACGGCAGCGAGATTAAGGACACCATCACCAGCAAGAACGCCACAGAGGAGCTCATCGAGGCAGAAATCCCCCGGCTCGTCAGTGACGCGCTGCTGTGCGACGGCAGGGTGCTCAGGGTCTATAACTTCCGTTATGAGTTCGTTGAGGACTACTGCCACATCTTTTTCAACGCCGACACGATTGCCGGTACAACTTCTTTTGAGGGGGTGATTTAGTTTGTTTGAAGCAAAGACCTACGAGGCCGTTTTGGCGGACATTTTGAGCCGCGCCCCGGACGGCATCGACCTCCGGCAGGGCAGCATCTTTTACGACGCTGTGGCCGGTATCGCGTTCAAGATTGCGAAGTATTACGCAGACCTTGAACAGGTTTTCAATCTGGTTTTCCTGCCGACTGCAACGGGAGACTACCTCACGATGCGGGCGGAGGAGCATGGCGTATATCGTCAGCCCCCGTCCCCGGCAAAGTACAAGGCCGCATTTACCGGCACCATCCCGGAGCCGGGTACCCGGTTCTTTGCCGACGGCCATTATTTCCTGCTGATGCAGGATGATGAGCTGGGGCTTTACCTTGAGGCGGAAACACCGGGCAGCGCGGCCAGCGACTTGCCGCCCGGAACACCGATTGTCCCGGTAGACACCATAAACGGCCTGACGGCGGCCAGCATCTCCGAGGAGATTGAACCCGGCACCGATGAAGAGGGAGACGAAAGCCTCCGCACCAGAGTGCAGGAGAAAATCGCCGGACCGGCTGAAAACGGGAATATCCAGCATTACAAAACGTGGTGCGAGGAGGTTCCGGGCGTTGGCCGGGCGCGCATCGTCCCGCTATGGGACGGGCCGAACACCGTCAAGGGCGTACTCATCGACACGGACGGAGCCCCAGCCTCAAGTGCGGTCGTGGAAAGAGTGCAGGAGTATATCGACCCCGGCAGTACGGGGCTCGGAGAGGGCGTAGCGAACATCGGCGCGTATTTTACCGCCGTTGCGGCTACGCCTTTTGAAGTGCAGATTTCTTTCAGCGTCACCCTCGCAAAGGGCGGCGTACTTTCCGAAGTGCAGGCCGCAGCGGAGACAGCCCTCGCGCAGCATATCAAAGAGGCCAACCTCAACACCTCGGACGGCGAGGCGGCCACCTTGCGTATCAGTACGATCGGCAACGTCATCTATGCGCTGCCCGGCGTTCTGGACTACTCGAACCTGCAATTCAACGGGGAGACGGCCAACATCGAGCTCACGAGTGAGGAGGTATTTACTCTTGGGGAGGTGACGGTGCTTGAAACCCACGCTTTATCCTAACGGATTCCCCAGCGCCTACGAGGAGCTGAAAACCTTTTACCCGGTATTTTACCGGGACGTATTCGAGATGGACGCTATCTGGCGCACTTGCGGCGGCGGAATGGACGAAATCGAGGACGACGTGGACCGGGTGGCAAACAGCACCTATATCTCACTGATGGACGAAACAGCCCTCACGCAGATGGAGGCATTCCTCGGCATCCCGCCGGACAGCAGCAGGACGCTCGAAGAGCGGCGCAAACTGGCGAGCTCCTATTTCCTCGGCGTGGGCCATATCGGCTCGCGGGAAATCAAGGAGATCACCAAAGCATTCACCGAGGGCGAATGTGAAGTCTCGTTTGCAAATAGCGAGGTCTACATCCACATCAAGGCGGACATTTCCGACACCCCACCGGCAGATGATTTCTTTTTCATCCTGAGAAAGAAGATACCGGCCCATTTAGGGGTAAACACGGAAATCGAGATTGAGTTTACCGAGGACCTCTATGTGGCAGCGAATGCCATGCAGAATGACCGCTACATCGTCGGCCCGGAGAAACTCAAGGAGCTTGCCGCGACCGGGCAGATATACACCGGCACCGGCGCGCTGCAGAACGACCATTACAGCATCCGGCCACCTATCCCGGAACCGCAGGCGGCGGAAACCGCCTTTTTCGTTGGCACAGGCGCAGTAATAAACGCCCGTACTCACATTGACCTTGCGCTGGGAGATACCCAGCTTGAGGCGACGGCCACGGCCCGGACCGGCTGCGGCATCGTCGAAAATACGCACTATATTGTGCAATCACAAGGAGGTACTTAATCAATGGATGGTTCTATCACCACAAACAAAGGCATCGCGCTGATTGCCAAGCTGCTGGCCTCGAAAGGGGCGCTTGAAATCACCCGCGTTGCCGTCGGCGACGGTACGCCGCCCAGCAACCCAGCCACGCTGAACGGGCTGGTGCATGAGCTCAAGAACGCCAATATCGAGAGCTTAGACAACCCGCAGAACGGCGAGGCAAAAATCGTCGTTACCGTTTCGAGCATCGGCGTGACGACCGGCTTTTTCATCAAGGAAATCGGCGTTTTTGCAAAGGACACGGACGGCAGCGAAATCCTCTACTCCTACGCCGGATTTTCTGACAATCCCCAGTGGATTCGCCCGGAGAGCGCAGCCGTCACCAACGTGGCGACCTACGACCTCAACACCGTGGTGGACCGCGTTTCCAGCGTTACGGTCCAGATTAACCCGTCGAGCCTTGCCACTAAGGCGCAGCTCGAAAGCCTCGATGCCCGCGTAGAAACGCTGGAAAAGCAGGAGCACGTCAGAATCTACGGTGTGCGCTGGGGCAAGAACACAAGCGCGAGCGCCGGAGAGCGTATCTACGACAGCGTAGGCATGGTGGCAAATGTCGGCACCGGCGCGGAGGCGGTCGTCAACGACTTTGATGCCGTTTATCCTTTCGCAGGCCGGAGGCGCTGCAACGGCTACCGCGATACAGACCGTACTTTCCACGTCACCGCATACGAGGGGGGGCCGGGCTACCCCACCAACACCCCCAC